AAAGATGCAACAATTTCATTTGACGGTAAAGCGTATAACGCTAATTATGATATTAGCAGTTCTACAGTTAAGTTACAGGATAAAAAGATTACTGATGTAATATTTAATAACGGGTTTAAAATTAATGGTACAAAGCTTGATTTAGACTTCGATTTTACAGAAACCGGGGATATTGATACCATAACTGCAACAAATGGTTCAGGTGCCTTTGATCTTAATAATATAACAGGCTTAAATAATGATAAGGATATGGGACAACTTGCAGGTGAAGCCAATACTTATATAGTTTTAGAGGGTGTAACTTTTAATGGTACAACAAAAAACTTTGAATCAGATATTTATAAGTATTCGGCTAAAACAACAAAAGGCAGAACAGATTTAGTGGTTACCGCAACAGGTTTAAAAGCCGATACTTTGTACAAATTAAACCATGTAAAAACCGGTGATAAGAGATATTTTTATTTTCTGGGAGATACTCCGTATAATGTCGGGAAATCTTTAAGTACAACACTTGCCGGAACTCTTGAAGTTAACGGTAAGGATGATAATCCGGCTAATAGCGTAATTACAGGGAATAATCAGTATTCATTCTTCCAAAATAATAGTGCTGATTCTAACTTAGTTATCAAAAACGTAACATTGCAAGAGGCAAAAGGAACAAATATTGCGGCAGTACTTGATGTAACTGCTGCTTCAGAAGCTTCATTTGAGAATGTTGTAATTAAGGGTAACAATACTGTCGGCGGCAAGGCTTCTGCTATTTCTAATGACGGTGGTACCGTAACATTAAAAAATGTTTCTTTTGATAATAATACCGGTGCAGCTTCATTTATATACAATAATGGCACTATGGATATTATCTCAACAATTAAAGATAAAACATTAAGTAACGGAACTTCTGGTAATAAAATTACCAATGACGGAACTATGAATTTAACAACCATAGGTGATGATGTTGTTTATGCGATTGGGTCTGCTATTGATAACAAAGGAACAATGAATATAACCGAAAATTCATCTATCGCAATAAGTAATAATTCCGGTATAAATGCTAAGGTCGGAATGGCAAGCAGCGGAGTTGTTGATGTCAAAGGCAACTTACTATTAAAAGATAATACTGAAGATATCGTTATAAATTCAGACCTGCAAGGCAACGGTAATATTATAAAATACGGCAATAAAACTGTTGAAATTAAAGGGGAAGATAACAGCAAATTTAACGGAAATGTTAATATTTATGGCGGTACATTAAAATTTGTCAGAACAGATTCAAACAAATTCTTTGACAGTGAAGATACTAAAATAACTGTAAACAACGGTATTTTTGACTACACAACAAACAGAGTTTCAGGAACTTTAGATAATATTTTTGCAGATATCACTTTGCAAAATGGCGGAAAGTTTGAATTTTCAGGACGCCCTGACGGAACTTCACAAATAACTTTGAATGATGGTATTGTAAAATCTGACAAGTCTTCTAATTCTATTATTTTTAATAATGCTGACTATATTTTAAATACTGCTTTTAAAAAACCGGCAGGTGAATCTGATAATGTACTATTTAATGATGCAACAATCAGAGTCCGCATGGATGACAAAGCCACTGAGAGAAAAGATTATGATATGGGTTCAGCCAAATTCACCCTGGACAATTCAGCATTTAGATTTTTAAATTCAATTGCAGGAGATACATATACATTTAACAGTTTGACAATGAAGAATAACAGTAAAATGTCATTAGATGTAGACCTGACACTAGATAACGACCTCGGTATAAAACCTTATGCTGATAAATTCTATGCTGACAACGGTGAAGGCGGTGTTGTCGAAATAATCAGAGTTTACGTTACTGCTGATAACGGACTGTTTAATGTTGTAGATGGCAAACAAACAAAAGGTCCTATTAAGGTATTTGATGGTGCTGCTAATCTGCGAGTTGCAGATGTAAATAATGCTCAAATTCTGAGCTGGGCAACCAATGTTTACAAATACAGTATCCAATCAGCCACAACTGACAGACTTGGTGATAGTATAGAAGTTGTCGGGAAAGGTGCTTCAACAACAGGTACGTTAAGAGACTTAAACAGATACGAACTTGGTAATGGCGGCGGACACCGCGGATTTAGCTTCATTGTACAAAAAGATGCTGATGGAAAATCAATCAGAAACGATTACCACATTTATAGAGATCTTGATACAACGTCAGAAGGAACTTTCTCTGTACTTGGTACTGTTGATGATCAGATTGGTAAAAGTATCCTAGATGGAACACTGCAAGAAGTTGTTACAACCTGGGTAGATTCAGCCGACAAACTTAAGGAAAACATAGTAGACGGAAAAGTTGTTTCAATAACTTATGATGGAAAAGAACTTTTCCCGGGTACTGATTATACCTACAACGAAACGACAAAAGAATATACGATAAAAACAACAGCCTTCACACCTGTTGGACAGGATAAAGGTTCAATGTTTGAACTTGTAAACAATACCGATTTCTTAATGTCAGATTTAACTGTTCAAAATGCCAAACGGTATTCTGACGATGTTATAAAAGACGGTTCAGTTATCTATGCAAATAACAGCGAGGCTATAGTAAACCTAAATAATGTTGATATAACAGACAATGCTGCGGATAACGGAAACGGTGGAGCCATTGCAAATATTTCAAGCAGTAAATTTATAATTAGAGAGATGAAAGCTGATAATAATATTGCAGGTGGCCTCGGCGGTGCAATTTATACGGCTTCTGATATGGCTATTGCAGATTCAGACTTTGGAACTAAAAAGTTTAATTATCATCACACGGATGTAAAAAATGATATTTATATCGACGGCGCTAACACTAATTTAACTTATTCGGTTAAAGAAAATAGTTCAAATTCTATAAACAGTGGTATCGCAGGTAACGGTTCGTTTACCAAAATAGGCGCAGGAACTTTAAATTTATCCGGGAACAATAAAGATTTTACCGGATTGATGTACATTGGAGTAGGTGATGTGAATTTTGAACAGAAAACTTCCGGTGATACATTTATTACAGGAGCAACCTTTGTTAATAAGAATTCAGAACTTACTATCAATAATAAATTTGATGATATAACAACAGGAATTATACAAGGCTCTGGAGCTATCAATAAAAAAGGAGCCAAAAATATAATATTAACAGGCGATAATTCTTTGTTCAAGGGAGCTCTAAATATAAATGAAGGGAAAGTTATACTTGATGCAGATAATGTAAAATACATTAGTGGTAGTACAACTATTAATAAAAACGGTACACTTGACCTAACTGCAAACAATGCCACAGAGTTATCAAAAATCAGTGGAAACGGTACACTTACTAAAAATGGCAGCGGAACATTAACAATAACAGGTAATAATTCCGACTTCAACGGCAACCTGAACATGAATGACGGTGTATTTGCACTTGCAGCAGATTCTTCTATCGGAACTCTTGCAAACGGCAGGTTTAATAACGGAACATCTATTAATCTTCAAAATACGCAGGCAGTACAGGATAAAAACGGAAATTGGACAACAAACCCAAATCCTGCAAGTATCCAGAATTTAAAATTTGACAGATTAACTCTTAAAGGTAACGTTGGTCTAAATATTGATGTTGATCTTAAAAATACTATCGCTGATACAATTTCTGCAAATAAAGTTTCAGGAAAAGGTCATTTAATATTAGGTTCTAACAGCATAAATTTAGTTAGTGATTCTTTACTAAATAATACGACCGTAAGAATTGCATCAGGTGCAGCTGCAAATGGAAATACAATTCTTCTTTCAGATGATGCAAAAACAGTAATGGGGCCAATTCAAAAATATGATGTAACATATTATGGCGGAAATCTTGGATTTGCACGCCAGGGCGGGACAACTCCGACAATTACGTCAGTAAACCCTTCTGTTATGGCATCAGTTGTTGCTACTCAGGTTGGCGGACATTTGACACAACTTCAAACATTGCAGGATGGATTTTTCCACATGGACAGATATTCAAAATATCCGTCTATGCTGAAATTAACAGCTGAAATGCACAATCAAAACGCGATTGTTGAAACACCTGTATACAACAAATCAATTCTACCTGAAATCTCTCAGGCTATGTGGGTTAAACCTTATACCTCTTTTGAAAAAGTTCAATTAAGAGGAGGTGTAGATGTTTCTAATGTTGCATATGGAGCCTTATACGGCGGCGACAGCAACCTGATAGATTTAGGGCACGGATGTAAGGGCGTAATATCTACATTTGTCGGCTATAACGGCGCTCATCAGTCTTATGATGGAATAAGTATGAACCAGCAGGGCGGAACTCTTGGGGTTACCGGAACCCTGTATAAAGGAAATTTCTTCACTGGTCTAACAATTTCAGCAGGTGCCAGTGCTGGAGAAGCTTATACAAGGTATGGTCAGGATAATTTTGCAATGATGACTGCCGGTGCTGCATCCAAAAGCGGTTACAACTGGGAAATCAAAGACGGAAAACTAATTGTTCAACCATCATTATTCCTAGGTTATACTTTTGTGAACACCTTTGATTATAGGAATGCAGCAGGGGTAAAAGTTGATTCTGACCCGTTGAATGCACTACAAATTGTACCGGGTTTAAAAATTATAGGAAACCTTAAAAATGGATGGCAGCCATACGCAGGAGTTGACATGGTTTGGAATATCATGGGTAAAACAAATGTTATGGCAAATGATGTAAGATTACCACAATTGTCTGTAAAACCATATATCCAATACGGGGTTGGACTTCAAAAGACATGGAGCGAAAGATTTACAGCATTTTTCCAAACGATGATAAGAAATGGCGGAAGAAACGGTATAATTCTGACAGGCGGTTTCCGTTGGGCTGTTGGTAAACAACCTGCGAATAATTCCAACAATGGCAATACACAGAAAAAAGTTATCAAAAAGTTGGAACGAGTATAATTAAATTATGAAAATATATGAATTAAGAAATTTAGTCAATGAATATCAAAAAATCGCTTTACCTATAAAGCAAAGAAAATTCATACAAAAACAACTTGGAAAAGATGCTGCAGCCTATGTAGCACGCCAATACGATGAATTCTTAAAGTCAGATATTGTAGAACACAAACCAAAATATCTTATGTTTAATAATCTTTATGGCGAAGAACACGTCGGTGCAAGGCTTAAAATAAAAAGAGCACACTCTGATGTCTTGCTTTTTGCGGCAATAACAAAAGAAAATATTATCCAGGTAATTAACGGAGTAAAAAAGTTATCTAAAACCCCTGAAAATAAAAAGTTTTTTGACCTGAGCACTCTACCAGCACCACACAATTGGACTATTAAACAAATTTCAAGAGAGCAAATGATAAAAGAAGTAAAACCATACGGTTGGACAATAAATCAAGATGATAAAACAGGAAAATACTTTCAAATACTAAATCCTAAAGGTGAACAAACCGCAGTCTTCTCAACAAGTGATACGACCACTGAGAAAAGCATTGGTGGATTTATCGTCTCTGAAAAAGTAAGAAAAACTGATGAATGCCTTAAAGCCATACAAACAATGCAAGAGTATTTTAAACAATTTAAAGATAAGAATCTTAGCTGCAATGTTGATATAAACAAACCTTCTTTAGTGAGAATGTATGAAAAATTAGGATTCAGGCTTGATGGAATTTATTCGATAAAAATGCCTGAGCAAAATGACTGTTCTATTTTTGAAATGATTAAACAAGCAGAAGCACCTGTACTTCAACTAAAAAAGGTCTCCTGCTAATCGCCGAATTTTTAAATTAAACTAAAACAACTTAGCAGAGCTGGCGAATGTGGCTTAACAGCAATAACCAGGAATATAGCATTTACAATTTTTTAATGTAGCAATGATATAAAACATTCGCAGATTTCGCTATTAAATATTCTACTCATTTACATTATCTATTTTGATTTTTTTAGCCAGTCTGTTTTGAGGTTATGTCGAATAAGAATGTCTAACAAATAACCGTTATTTTGATGATTTAAAACCCTGAGTTTGATTTTCTGTAAAATTATGTAACAACAATTACAAATAAAAACAAATATAATATTATTATTTATTTTAATAAATATAGGGGAATATAGAAATATGAAAATCAAATTAAACACAGCAGATATATTAAATTGTCCATTGATGAAAAAAATTTCAAAAATGGACATCCCTCAATTAAGCACCTCCGAACTAAACAGCAGTCTTGTAAAAATAACCGCAGAGACAAACACCCCTGTTGAAAAAGCTGTTCAAGGTGCAGAGATGTCCGCAGTATATTCAAAAGCAGCAATTAATATAAAAAACAAAAATGAAGAGTTAATAAATAATATCAAAAATATACTTGAAAAAAATTATATACTGGAACCAGGAGAACATATTCACAGAACAACGCACTCAACATCAGAAAATGCTATGCGCTTACACATCGGAGATGAAATCAGCGGTTTTAAAGGCTTATATAATGACAATAAACGAGTTTGTACATATTTTAGTAAAGACGGAAAATCTGATAAAATATTTATTCAGAACAAGCTAACAGGGGATGTAGATATTTTAGACTGTGCAACATCAACTCTGACAACTTATTCTAAATCTGATGTTGAAGCTTTAAAATATTATAAATATCACCCCGATGCTATACATAGTAAACTCAGACATAATAAAAACATGTATTCGGGTTCCTGGAAAATAGAAATGGAAAGTGTCATAGAAAAACTGACAAGACTGTTTTCTAATAAAACAAAAGTCTTTAAAACCAGTGAGAATACAACATTATATCGAGCCCTGCAATCAGATTTGACAGAAACTGAGATACAAAAATTGAGTAAGGTCGGCGAAATTTTTACCGAAAAATCATTCTGTTCTACAACAACAGACTTACAGGTTGCAAAACGATTTTCTTCAGGACATCCAATTTTAGAAATAGATGTTCCTAAAGGTTCTGAATACATTGATGTGGAAAAGATATTTAATATAGACCGTCAACACTGGCGTGAAGCCGAATTTTTACTTAACAAAGACTCCAAATTTCTGGTTACAGGCTTTGATAAAGAAAAAAACATAATAAAAGTTAAATATTTGTTTAATACTGTTTAACGGCAGGTATCTAACTTGTTTCATATTGGTAATGAAGTTCCATAGATTCCTATTAAGCCAAAGGAAACTTGGGGTGGAAACCAAAACCTACGTTTGAAATTTTTCCGACCAAATTACTCAAAAAATACATCTATTGCTATCTACATGTATTGTAATAATAAAGCTGGTTTGATTATTTAACCAGTAATAACAAATAATTGGAGCGTAGGGGATTCGAACCCCTGACCCCGACACTGCCAGTGTCGTGCGCTACCAACTGCGCTAACGCCCCATTTGTATTTCGGTATATTTAATTTTGATAATAAAAAAGCGACAACCCACTGTTATCGCCTATTTATGGTGGACTTTCAGAGGCTAACCTCACACTTTTGGCACAAGAAATTCTTGTTCAAATAAAAAATCCAAAAAATGTTTCGTTCTTTGAAGCTGCAAAAACATTTCTGCAAGCTGCTTAATTGTGAAAGTTCAATTCTTCAAGTCCTGTTCACATTCTAAAATTAAAAAAAATAATATTCAAGTGGAAAATATTCCATTGGAATATTTCGGTGTTACAGCTTATCCACAACAAAATGAATGCCATCAGTTGTTTTTTTGAATTCTTTTCTGTTTACACTTGCACCGCCGGCTTTGTAACTGAAATGAACCCAAAACATTTTGCCTTGTTTTTCTTGTAGGCACTGATCCACACTAAGCTTACCAGCCTTCACCCAAGCTTTGATGTGATTGTAAGTTGTTCTATATGGCAAACCGACCCTTGTGCCGTCAGTAAAAACAAGAACAGCTTCAAAGTCAACAGCTTCACCTGTGCAATGCTGGCTTGTTTTTGAAGGGTGATAACCTTCTTTTTCAAGCAAACTGTTCACAGTGGTGCTTCTGTAACCACTTGTGATTCTAAGAATTACATACTTAACTTTTTTACCATACATTGTTTTGCCAACATATTCTTCATTAAGTAGTTTTCTAAGAACTTCCAGCCCATATTCACAAGTATGCTTCAGGGTTTTCAAATGAATTGCTGAAGGTTTATTTGAAGCACCATATTTGATGGCTGTATCTGAATAAGTCAATTCTTCTTCAGTAAAATGTTCAGAAATTTTGCCCATTTATTTATTCTCCTTCATAAGCAGTTCAACAATGTGTTCAAGTGTTGTGTCAACTTTGTCAAACCTGTGTGTGCCTTCTTCAAGCCGGTTGTCAATGCCTTCAAATCTGCCTTCAATTCTTTTTTCAAATTGATTGAATGCCAGCAATGAAAGAAATTTTTCTTCAACTTCTTTCATAATCTTTTTGGTGTTTTCTGCCAAATCTGAAGGTGTAACAAATAGCTTTTTGTCTTTTAAAAAAACATAAGCCAGCAACAAATAAGGTGCTGCTTCCATAAAGTTTTGAAAATCAAAATTCATTGAAGCACCGCCTTTCTTATATCAACCAGCAGTTTTTTGTATATCCTTTGTTGTTGCCGGTCAAATTGCTTGCTGAATGGTTTTATAAGTTCCAAGCACCTCACAAGAAGTGCTTGAAACTTTTTCTTCTGTTCCACCTGAACTTCTTCAAGTTGCTGAATTTGTTTTTGAAATCGCTTTTTATCTTTCAAAACTTCATTTTCTGCCTTGAATTCAGTTTTGGTTTCTGCACAAGAACACCATTTTGCAATTGCAACAAAGGCTTCTTTCAACATTGCAATCAAGTTCATTTGGGGTTTCTCCTTATTGTTTCAAGCCGCCTTCAGCAACCAGTTCATCATATATTTGCTGGCATTTTTCTTCAACAAATGCTGCAATATCGTCAGCATATTCATTGCCAAATGCTTCAGCACCGGCGGCTTGACAAACTGTTTTAACAATTTGCTGCATTTTGGCATTTCCATTGCCTTTTTCATAGATGGCTTGAAAAATGTTCATCAGCACTTTGATGTTGCCCCTGTGCAATTCAATGAAATTTTCAATTTTGAATTTTGCTTTTTCAAGGGTTGTTTTGGTTTTTCTGAAGAAATTCAGAATTTTTTCAAAAATGTTCATGGTTCTTCTCCTTTTCTTTTTACACAACAAAATGCCCTGTTGAAAAACAGGACATTTTAAACATTCAAATATATAAACCGCACCACTTTTGTGCGGCATCCCGATAACCCAACCAGCCCCACCCTAAAACTAATTTAAGTCTGCAAGAAATTTTCTAAATTCTTTTGCTTCATTTTCGATTTCTGCGTATTTTTCAAACTCCGGCATTTTTACTTCAGGGTACAGCTTTTTCAATATTTCTGCTGTTTCAAAAACCACTTTTCTTGCAATGTAATCTTTTTGTGCCAATAGTTGCAAATATTCACACTTTTTGGCTTGTTTTTCTTCTTCTGTCATCTGTTTTGTTGCCATTCGGTTTCTCCTTTCCAAATAATTTATTGAATAACTTATCTAAATTGTAAATTGTTTTGCGTGCATTTTTATGTATGAAAGAACCACGAGTGCTTATATAACTTTGTGAAACATCTTCATAAGTTAAAATACCTTTGTCATATAAAATTTTTTGCCCTTTCATTTTTCTTCTTGCAGCAGTGATTCTTACCCTACAAGGTTTTTGAATTACTTTGCCGGTATCTGTCAAAAAAAATCTTGTTTTTAAAAATGTGAATCCATGTTTCAAATCACTTATATGTGTTTTCTTTTGGTTTATTGTTACACCCACTTCTGCATATAAGTCTTTTAATTCATAATATAATTCTTGCAAATAACCTTTATCTGTATGAAAAATTAGGCTGTCATCCATGTATTTTTCAAAACCTTTTATGCGTTCTTGTTCTTTTATGTAATGGTCAATTTTATTTGTGTGGACAACTGCATTGATCTGTGAAGTTTCTGAACCAAGCCCAAGCCCCCTTTCGCCAAACGCATCCACAAAATCATCTAACAATTTGATTATTTTTGTGTCTGTGAATTTTTTTCTGAAATTTTCTTTCAAAACATCATGTGGAATGCTTTCAAAATAGCTTTTGAAATCAATTGATAAAACATAACCTTTGTTGCCATAATGTCTATAATGCCAATGCAAGTATTTGGCAACCCTTTTCAACGCAAAATGTGTGCCTTTGCCCTTTTGGCTTGCTGCATTATCATAAATAACACTATTCAACAGAACAGGGTTCATTGCATTTAAGCAAAGTGTTTTTTGAACAACTCTTTCAGGAAAATGCACACTTTTGATGTGTCTTGTTTTCCCACGTTCGTTAATATCAAACTCAATAAATCCTTGTCTTATATCTTTACCTTTTAGTAAATCTTGTTTAGTGCGTGTAATCCTAAATAAAACAGCTAACATATACCGTTGCACGCTTGCCTTCCAAGAAACACCACAAGCAGCTTTCTTTGCAGCTTTATACATTGATTTTAGGCTAATAATATTATTAAAATCATCATACTGTTTTAAGTGTTGTTTTTTAGCTTCTCTTTTTTGTTTTCTTCTTTCATATCTGTTTTTTCTTCTTGTCATTTTGCACCTCGTACAGAAAGGTTTGATGTGTATTAACCTTTTTTATTCTGCGGATGTTCAGGCATAAAACAGTTTATAACACACAAATTCAACTGCTATGCACTTAACGGAAAGGCGACCGCCTGAAAATATCAAGGTGCTTATTTACGAGAGTTACACTCTCGAAAGTCATTTGTTCCTTCTTTAAAAAATGTACTGCGTTCAGAAAAATCTTACTAGGTCGGACAATAAAAGAATCACAGCGGCACAAAAATGGAAGCATGAGTGGCATTATTACTGTTAGCATTACCATTGTTGTTCACATTACATACATTAGTAGTATTATTAGAAGCCGCAGCGGAAAGCCACCAAGATGACCAATTTCAACAAATGACTTGCTTTTATTTATTATACTTTTTAAATTTCATTTTCTGCAAATAATTTACTAAACCTTTCTTTGTCGTTCTTTTTCCATTTCTTAATTAAAGTTTCTGCATTCGTTAATAATTCGGCAATTTTCTCTAAATTTTCGATTTTTACCGATTGCACACATTCAATCATTTTAACAATTTTATTATGAAGCTGCCAACAGTTGCATATTGCAAGTGTTTGATATTTTACCCTTAACAAATATTCGCTTTTGTCGCTATCCTTTGTTATGTATATAGAATTTGCATAATGCAAATTGTCAAGCAGTTCATCTACCTTTTGAACAATTGGCATGCCAATTATAAGCCGCCATTTCTTTGGAATGTTCTTTTCTTTCATCACAAATTTTGTAAGTTCAAATTGTAGTTCTTGTGATGTTACAAGAAATTGCAGCTCTGTTTCTTTTCTGAATCTTTTATATACACTACTCATTCATGCCTTCCATCTTCAAAAAAAATTTTTCGAGCAGCTTCGCTGCTATTAGGATTATATCACAAACATTGGTGGGAGAGCGGCACATAAAGTGCCGCATCCAAGATATTAAGATTAAATGCAGAAGCACAGCGGCACAAAAATGGAAGCATGAGTGGCAAGATAACTGCCAGCAAGACCATGGCCGCTCACACTACATACATAAGTAGTATAATAAGAAGCCGCAGCGGAAAGCCACCAAGAGCATCTGCCACCAGTGGAATTTCTTTTAATTCGGTGTTCACAATTGTTTGCAAACCAAGGAAACTGAATCGACAACCCTGCTTCAGGAAACCAAAAACCAGCTGTTTGACATAAATTTGAACGGATGCCACAGCCATAAACTTCAATTTCATTAGGCAGCCAAAGTTTGCCCATATCCCCCCAATTCCAACCAGTGCTGCCGGTTAAAAGACCACTTGCTGAATATCTGCTGTCTAATAGATTTCTTTTTTGTTTTAATACTTCCTGTAATCCTGAAGGTAATAATTGCAATATACCCTTACCACTTGCATTTGCCCCATGTGCAACCTTATTATAAGCATTTGTTGAATAATTATTCACACCATTCAAAATTGCATACATAGCACTTGCAAGCCAAGGGTTGTTTTGTGTGGCTGTACCATTGTTATTATCTGCTGGATTCCATTTAATTGGTGTGTCAATAACTTCATCAGTCATAATATAAAACATATTGCCAATTGCCACATCAGCACAGCTCTTATATGTGTTAATGCCTACAATGCGACAAGTGAATGTTTGTTGTGCTAATGAATAACCAGCAACAGTGCCGGCTTTCATTGTTGTGTAGAAGTAATCACCAACATGTATGCCTTCAAAATTACCTGTGTTTTTTCTTTCTTCCAGCCACGCATAAACTGAAGAATAGTTTGCAATTTCTTCTGCAAATTTTTCTTCAAGATTTATACCAGTATAAAGATAATCTGTAACAATTTTAAGTTTATCAAAAGATGTTGCGGCAAGGTTCTTTGAAGGAACAGCCCCTGAAGCATCTAATTGAAGCAACTTTGAAGGTTGATTGAATACATTGCCTTGCTTTGTTACAGATTCATCTTCTGCCAAAAGTACATTTGCCGGTTGAAATCCATCAGGTGTTAATGTACCCATTTCAAGCCAAGCTGTGTTGTCTGCATTCCTTTTTTTCAAAACGGCATTTTCTTGACTTGTATCAAGCCAAGACATTCCTGCATAAGTCGGTTGTGGTTCTGTACCACCTGAAAAATCTGTGGCTATTGTTTCAAAGGCTTCATTGAGTTCAAGAAGCACTTCACTACCTGTGCCATCTTCAATATGAATGGTTTTTTGCATTTGTGGGATTCTCCTTTCTTTAATATCCTTGTGCAACAAAGTTTATATTTTTTAAAACTGGTTGATCTCCATTTTTCAAACAAATATCAAAACCTTTTTCATTCAAATTTGTTATAAATTCATCATCACCTTGTGTTTTGTTCAGAATCGTAACTTGAAGGTTAGGAACAATGTGGAAATATTTTTCAAAATTGATATGCAAACCGCCTTCAGGCACTATGATTGAAGTGCCTGTTTCCACAATGTCAGGAACATCAACACTGATTGTGAAATCATCAAGTTTTGCAACAACATTTGGTGAAAGACTTGACAGAATTGCTCTGAATTTAAACTTTCTACCATGATATTGACCAGCAACAAAGTCTTGCCATTCCCCAAATATATCATCATAAGCTGCTGCAATTTGAATTTTAGAATCAGTTAAGAATTCGCCAAAATTTTCAACAAACCGTTCAACAGCAGAAACAAGTGGTATTTTGCTAAATTTTGAAAAAGGGTTTTCACCAAAAAAGTTATAATCAATTGAAATATAACAAGTTGCTGCTGCACCTATGTCAACAACTTGTTCGCATTCATATATACCTTTTTGCATTATTCCACCATAAAAAAGCAGTGTGCCAATTTCTGAAAATTGTGGAATTTCTGAAAACAGCCCTTTGCCTGATAAACTCAAAATATTGCGTTCATTTACATAAACACCTTTTGTTTTTGCTCCCGGATAATGAAGCTTGTGTTCATCAATTACAGCAATTACATTCTGAACAAGCCTTGCACCAGTAATTTCAATTGCTGCCGCTTCAACAGAATAAATATTGTGATCAGGTGAATATGCTTTCACAAAATAAGTGCCATTGCCATTTGCGGTGAAAGTGTTACCAGAAATTCTTTTCAAACATTGACCTTTGCCCCAAGAAGTTCCTTTTCTGATTTCATATAAAATTGCCCTTGTGTCATCCACTGCATTCCAAGTTAAAACATTAAAGCCATTGCTGTAATAACTTGTTAAACCTGTTACATTTTCAGGTGCTTGCCCCATTGCAGCACCCTTTATTGTGTAATAATAAGGTTGCACATCACCCAGCGTTTGCAATCCCCCACCAAATGAATTGAATGAAATGAATTTTGCGTAAATAGTTTTGCCAACATCTTCTTTTGCAAACGGAATTTTCAAAAAAGCATCTTCATCAATTCTTGCAAATTGCGTGTCTTTGTAGTGGTCGGCTACATCTGAATGATATGCTCCCCTGTTTAAATATGAAAGCTCATAAATTCCTTCTGCAACAAGTTCTGCATCTTTATAAGCAACAAGTTCACCATCAACATAACAAAGGGTATTCAGCCTGTCGGCATCTTCTTTTGTGCCACTCAATAACTCTGAATTGCTCATGTTTAAATCAACTATTAAAGCATTTTGCATATCAGGATTTTCAGCAGTGGTGTGAAAATTCTTATACAAAACACCTTGTCTTATTTGTGTGTCAATTTTTCCATATAGTTTATATGTTGTTCCGTCGTCAGAAAGCCACACTTCACACCCACCAAATAAATTATGAATTGAAGAAACTCCAACCCACACTTCAAGAGTGTTATGTGTTAATTCAAAAGGCGGTTCAAATATCAAAACAGGATTGACATTCCCAACTTGCTGGTTAGCATCAATAGACATTGAAATAGCTTCTTGCGTTTCAATTTTTGCTGGTGAAGCTGAACCAATAACCATTTCTTCAGCTTCAATTTCAAGCTGGTGATCATTCTCTTTTATGCTTCTTATTCTAACCGGCTCACGATTCAAACCAAGCTTTTTGTAAGTTAAAGTTACAATGTCCATTGCATCAAGCAATATGAACCTGAAAGGAACTTTGAATTTGTAAATATTGCGTATTGCAATACCTCTTTCAAGTGCAAGCTGTGCTGTTTTTTGTGCAATATCAGTTCTACAAATTTGGTGTGCTTTTTGGGTGTCAGCAGCCCTTAATCCATACAATTCAATATTAGCAAGATCTTGTGCTTCAACAACTTCTGTTGCATACCCATTTGCCCTGTTTTTATATTCAATTTTTACTGAATTATAAATGTCTGCTTGTTCACTTCTCGTACAAATTACAGGTTCATCATCATCAATGAAGTCGGTTTCATCAAAATCATAAATTGGTGTAAGTTCGGGTGTCCATTTTATGTTGTTACCGGTAATTTTTTCATCACCAAGCGGAATAAGTTTTAATTTGCCTTGTGTCCAAATGAATGTTGAATTGCAAATTTCACCCAAATCAGTTAAAATGCTTTGTGCTTCATCTTGTGCATCATAAACTGGAGAAAGAAAAATATTATTGGCAATACAGTATTTTGAAAAATTTTCAAATGAAGCCCAATCAATATATGCAGAAGGGAAACCAGCCCCATAAATTGAATTTGTCAAAATATCTGCAATAATATCTTTAGGGTTTGCATCAAGTCCATTTGCAATGAATTTCCCAGCAACTTCAAAATTGAATTGTGGTACACCGGCTGAAGTCGTTAAATCAATATAACCGGCAACATACGCAAGATTTCTGTAATTTAAAGCATGATCAGGGTGTTTTGATTGCATCTCACCCCAAGCCCCTTGATTGCTTGAACCGTTAAAGAAAGTAAGGTTTAATTGGTTTAAGTTGTATGTACCATCATCAAAAGTTACTTTTTTAATACCACCAATTGCCCCATAGCACAAGCCAATAACAACCCTAGACTTATAAGTATAACTTGTGGTGCTTTGGCTTGCACCCCCTTTGCCCATCTTAACTTGTTGCTTATGTTCAATAGAAGTAAAATCAACATTGTCAATTAAGTTACCACAAATATTATTTGTGCCATATACAACCTGTTTTGTTGTGCCAAATGTTGATTGTTCATATTGAATTGCATTCAAGCGGCTTTCTTCTTGTGCTAATGAACTTTTATTATTTCTCATAAAACCCATTGTTTAATCTCTCCAAAAACTATATGTGCAAACTTCTCTGCTTTTGTTAATATCTTGATTGTAATTTTGATAAGTACAACCCCTTGTTATACAGTTGTCAATCATTGTGCCATTTTCATCAATGACAATTGCCGCATGGTCAATTAGTTTTGCATATCTGTATAGAATTACATCACCGGGCTTTTTGTGTTTTGTTTCAGTTGCAAATTTTTGAATACCCTTCAAATAAGTTTCTTCACAACTGTGGAAACTGAAATCAGGGCGGTAAAATTCCGGCTTAAAAAGTTTAATCAAACCAGCTTCAGCATAAACCATTATAAGAAGGGTGTGGCAATCCGTTGCTTTATATGGTAGCATTCCATTCACATGGTATTTTGCACCAATATATTTTTTGGCAATTTCAACAATTTTTTGCCTTAATTCATTTTCGTGCTGCTGGATATAATCAGCAGAAAAAGGTTCTAACTTGCTGATTTTTAATAAGTCATCATTCATATTTTTTGCCTTTAAAATTTTGCTGTGCTGTCTGCTTTAGGTACAAACGGTGTGCCTGAATAATTCGCAAAATTGTTGAATTTGCTTCTGCACATACTAATTGTTTTATTACAGCCAGCTGATATTGTGAATTTATCACCTGAAGCTGGTGCATATTGTAATGGTGTTGATAACAAGATGTAACCATTACCTTGAATTTTAATTGATTTTTTAATGTTGATATTTTTACCAGTTAAAAATGTAATTACACCATTTTGATAGTAACCGCCAGTTTTCTTCAAACTGCAATATATTTGTTTTTTGCTGCTGTTTTCTTTTACAACCGCACTTTCAGAAAACTTGTTTCTGTTGACTTTGCAACCAGCCCCATAAAGTGCATAACAACAGGAAGCTTGATAAACATGACTAGGAAACGCAGAATTTAATAATTCTGTAAAGCTTTTCACTGTGGTTTTGACATAAGATCCACCAACTTCATCAACATCAATATTACCAACAAATAATTTTTCAAGAATTAGGGGTGTATTTTCCCAGCCATCTTTGTAAAATGCAACATCAAGTTGAACTTCAGCACCATCAAATGAACCATTTCTGAAAGCTTCCACAAGGCTTATTTCACCAAGCAGATCTTCTGATGAAGGGTTGAACTCGATTGTGAGGTCATCAACTGATAAGCCAGTCATCCAAGAGATTTCTGAACGTGCAATGCCGGCATTTTTATGGCTGAAGGTGTTACCGTTTACTGTTATGTCAAAATCAGCACTTGTAAACCTTAAAACAATGCCATTTGTAAGTTTAAATGTGTACAAGTCAGCAATTCGCAACTTGTTACCTTCTGTTGTGGCTAAAAATTTTATTAGTTCTTTACTTGCTTGTTTCACTATTTCACCGTTTCCATTTCAACTGAAATGCCTTCCCAAAGTCCTTGCCAAGTTCTTGTTATTTCAAGTTCATCTTCTGTGAATCTAACTCTGAAATAATATGTGCCTGTCCAACTTAACACTTTTCCTACTTCAGGGGGTTTTGTAAATGTAACAACACCATAAGAATCAACATCAACCGCATCTGAAGCAACCAGTTCCCCATCAATAAATATTTTGGGGATTTCTACAATGCCATTGACAGGTTCAGCAAAATATGGGTGATTTCTTACAAGTTGAAATTCCGTTTGTTGACCATCACCAACACCAAATGTTTGATTTTCAACATGGTTTTCAGTGTCATCTAAAAATAAGAAATCATCAAAAGAACCGCCCACAGAATTGAAAAAGCCTTCAAGTCTTTCAACATCTCCTTTTTCCAGTGTAATGCCGGGTGTTGTGTTATCAGTTAAGAAATTGTATTGAACATTTATCTTATATCGTGGGTATTTCCATTTTTGAATGCGTGTTTCAATTCCGCTTTCACTTTCATATATTTGTGTATTCCAAACAGGGGTGATTGTTTTGGAATATGACCACCCCTGAAAATGTGGAAAAACTTTATTGCTCATAGTTAATTGCCCCCCAATGGTGCAAGTTGCCTTCTTTTTACACCATTTTGTATGTTGCCATGAATAAAGCCGGTAAGTTCACCAACTCTTTGTTTGAAGTCTTTTGTGTCAATGGCTTGCACAACAACCGTTGTTGTGTAAGTTGTTGCTGAATTACCTTCACTGTTATTGAGTGAATTGGTGTTTGGTTCAATTCTTCCATTTCTATCAGGAATAAACAGTTCAGGTCTTTTTTCTCCAACAATATATGGCTGTCCTTTTTTTACTTCACCGCCTTTTTCTCTAAACTGCACAAGGCTGTCAGCAGCAGCAATTGCAGCACCTGTTGCAGCAGCTGCCACCGGTGCAATTACCCAGCCAACAAACGGAATTGCAGCAGCTGAAGCTGCCGCCAAAGAAATTGCCAAAGAAGCAACCGCTTTTGCAGCCACATTTGCAGCAGCAGCAACAATGCCCATTTCAGCGGCTAACATTACAGAAATAGGTGCAAACATCATTGCAATGCCTGATGATAGTGCAAGTGTTGCATTCATCATACCAATGCTAAATGCAGCCAATGCAGCACTTGCCGCAGTAACTGTTGTTGAAATTGCAATTATCGGCATTGAAAGTGCCACAGCCCCACTTGAAACTGCCAATGTCGCCATTGCACCAGCAAGCTTCAAAATTGGGTTTGTAACAAAATTTACAGCCCCAGCCAAGCCGGTCATTGCACCTGAAGTTGTTGCCGCAGAAGTTGCTGTTGCCCCGGCTGTTGCAATTTCAGAAGTTGCAAGTGTTGCATTTTCTGCAATTCTTTTCTTTGTGCTTATTCCCAGCAAATTATCACACCACAATTTCACTGCTGTGAATCCTTGTGTGATTGTTTCCATTGTCATGTGATCTGCCAGCCATTTTTGAACAAGTTCACCGCACATATTGCCAAAAGAATTCAAAACGGTATTAAGCAAGCTGTTCATTGCATCTGCAAATGTCATTTCACCATTCAGCAAACTTGTAACAGTTGAACCCCAGCCGCTTGAAATATCATCAAACACACCAGTGAAAGCTTCCCTTTGATAGTTTGACAATTCAATCTGTTTTCTGTTTGCTTGTATGTTGTAATCTTCCATTGTTTTTGCGGCTGCTCTTTTGATTTTTACTTCTTCAGCAGCATTGCCTTCAACAAGTTTCAATTGTTCTGCTAATGCAGCAGCTTCAAGTTCTTTTTTCTTGTTAATATAAGCAATTTCTGTTTCAAGCATTTTGGTTTTTGAAATTTTGTGTGATTCATAGGCAATTTGAATGTTTGCAAGTTCATTGTCCAATTCTTGTTTTGCAAATGTTAAATCATCAACAAGCTGTTGTGATTTCAAATCTTTTTGCCTTTGTTCATACTCTCTTTCAAGTTGCAACTTTGTTGCCAATGCTTGTGCATATTCTGAAGTTCCGGCTTTAGCAGCGGCAACTCTTGCTTCTGCTTGTTTCAAGTTTATCTGATATATTTCATCAGCACTTTTTTCTGTTTGGTATTTTTCAACTTCAAGCAATGCAATCTTATAGTCAAGGGCTTCTTTCTGCCTTGCTTTAGCTTCAGCAGCCAGTTGTTTTTCTGTTTTCTTTTTGCCTTCATCAATGCTTGCAGAAGAAGTTTTTGAAGAAGTTGAAGAAGCTTCATTGTTCAATGCTGTTAATTCGTTGATTATAGCTTCTCTTTCTTTTTTAACTTTTGCCAATTCCTTGTTCACAAGGTCTTGATCTCTTTGCAAAGCTTTGCTTGCACCCCTTCTGCCGGTGTCGCCGGTTTCAATTGGAGTGCCAAACCTTGCTGCATTTATCAGCTGTTGTTGTTTATACCCCTTCACTCTTGATTCAACTTTTTTGTCAATTTTTTGTTTTCTTTCAGTAAGTTCTTTAACTTTTGCAAGTGTCATTTCGTTTGCAATCTGTTCTGCTGTTGCTTTTGAAATTTCACCCTTCAGTCGTAGTTCTTCACGCAGTTTGCCAATATATTTTGGGTATTTTTCTGTAAGGTATTCAATAGCTTCATCAAGCCTTTTGGTTTGGTCATAATCAAGTTTTTTCACCCCCTGAAGTTCTTGAATTGTTCTGATTGCTTCAGTAGTCTTGTTGACATTTTCATCTTGTGCTGCATTTAATTCTTTTACAGCATTTTCAGTTTCGTGAATTGCTTGTTGATACTTCCACCAAGCAGCAGCCCCAGCGGCAAGTGCCACTGTTACCCATGTGATAGGATTTCCAAGCAAAGCAACTGTGAATGCTCGAACTTCCATTGTTGCAACTTTTATTGCTTTTGAAAAATTCCCCATCATCAGGTATTGTGCAGCTGTTGCTTTTCTTGAAGCAGCTGTTGCTGTTGCAGCTTCAACCTGTGCAACTGCATTTGCGTGAACAGCTTTTGCTTCTTGTAAGTTTGCAGCAGTTGCAGCAATCAATTGTTTATCTTGTGAAGCCAATGCTGCATTATAAGCCATAGTTGCCTGATAAAGTCCGACTTCTTCAGCAGCAGCAACTTGTTTTGCGTATGAAAGGGCTTCTTGTGCAGCTGTTTCAGCGGCTATTGCCCCAGCAGCAGCTTTGTGTGCAGCTGCAATTTGCGGCACAATTTTTGCAAGTGCAACACTGCCGGTGATTGTAGCAGTTAAAGCAATGGCAAAATTTTGCAGCCCAAAAACAGTTGATTGATTCACCGCCGCCCATTCTCTTAATGCGTTAATATGTTCAGTAGTTTTTTCAATCAGCTTTGTTGTTTCAAGAACTTGTTCTTTAATTGCCGGTAAAGCCATATCAGAAATCGAACGTGTCATGAGGGTGTAGGCATCAGACATTGTTGAAAGTGTACCCTGAAGGGTTTGGCTTTGTTTGTCCATCATCCCATAAAATCTGCCGCCCTCTGAAGTGGCATCTCTGAAAGCTTGTTGCACCATTTCAACAGAAATTTTGCCTTCTTCCATTTCTTTTTTTAAAGAAGCCATTGACTTGCCAGTTTTTTCAGAAATCTGTTGCAATGGGTTAAATCCGGCATTTATCATTTGCAATAAATCTTGCCCCATCAATCTGCCGGCAGAACTCATTTGTGCAAAGGCAAGTGTCATTGAACGCATTTTGTTTGCATCACCACCGGAAATATCCCCCAGCATTTGCAAATCAGGCAAAACATCTTCAAGTGCAATATTAAAGTTAAGCAAAGTTTTTGAAGCATCAAGAAGATCCTGTGTTTCAAAAGGTGTTACATTTGCCATATTTTGCAGCTTATTCACAAGTTTTTCTGCTTTTTCTGCACTGCCAAGCATAACCCCAAAAGAAACACCGGCTTGTTCAAAATCTGAAGAAGCTTTCAGTGCGTTTTTGCCCACATTCAGCAATGTTGCACCAACACCAAGTGCAGCAATAGAACTGAAGGCTGTTGAAAGCAAATCAACACTTTTCTTTGCTTGATTCATACCTTGTTCAAATTGTCTTTTGTCTAAATTCAACTTAACTGCAACTTGTCCGGCTGTTGTTGTCATTTCTTTTTCTCCTTTTAAAGAATTTTCATTGCTTCCTTCAGGCTCATTTTTTGCCCTTTGGATTGTGTTGTTTTCTTGCCGTTTTTAGGCTTTACAGTATTGACTTCTTTGTCAATTTCAAGAAGTTCAACAATTTTTCTGTGGCTTGAAGTCCAAAAACTTATTTCAGGCAACTTCAAATGAGTTGTAACCGCATAAAACAAATAGGTGTAATCTATTTCATAGTTTTTTTCTTTTTGGCTGTTTTCTTTACAGCCACTTTTGGCTTTTTTTCAGCTTTTGCCTTTTCTTCTTGTTTCATTTGTGGCAAATATGCGTGCATTGCTTGCACAACCTGATCTGTTGCAGCTTGCAATTCAACAAGTGAAAGTTCAAGAACTTTTTCAAGTTCCATTGTTTTTTCTACTTTTAAAGGATCAGCCGCATCAAAAGGTGCAAAAACAATTGTTGAAGCCCAAATTGCGTATGCAATATAAAGCAATTCTTTATTCATTAAACCTTTTAGCAGTGCATCTTCAGAAACATTGAACTTATTTCTTAATACTGCAAAATTACGCAGTTTAAATTCACAATTCCATTTTTCACCAAATAGTTTGATTGAAAGCTTTGGTGAAACAAGATTTTCAAGTGTCATTCTTCATTCTCCTTATTTTTGTAATAAAAAGAACCCGGTGTTGTGTCCGAGTTCTTCAATAGCATCAAGATGGAAGTTCAAAAAATTATTCACCGCCGCCAGTAACTGCCGGTGTCGGTGTGGTTGCTGTTTCAAGTGCTGTAATTGTTCTATACTGTCCATCTTTCTTTCTTGCAACTGCCTTACCAGTAAATGAACAAGTCCAATAGTCATCTGCTTTTGAAACAACATCAAGAATACCTTTAACACAAAACATTTCAATTTCAATTTCTGCTGCCTGTCCATTGATTAAGTCAGTTTGTGCTTTCAAGTTAAACAGTGCCGGCACATCAGATTCTGAATCAATCAAAATTGCTTTTCTGTTTGGTGTTGTTCCTTCATGTACAAGCTTTGAACCGTTAATTTTTGAAATTACATCAAGCGGAATATTGACATTTTCAAACTTAACTTCATAGCCTGTTGTAAGTGTGAAGGAATCTGCAATTCTTAACCCGGCTTTTGCTTCTTTTTCTTCAGTTGTTTTGGTAATTTCCAAAGAACTAAGATCAGGCAATTCATCTGCTGCTGCTTTTGTGTAGTTTGAAGTTGTGTTTTCAGAAACAACTGCAATTTCAGCATAAGTGATGCCCAAAACATTTTGTTGTGTTTCAAGTTCCATTTGTTTTTCTCCTTTTCTTTTAGCCTAGAAGGCTGTTACTGTAACATTAAAAGCCCATACAAATCTTTTTTGGGTGTCAATCTCAACAAAAAAAGGTTGTTGAGATTCCACAATTTTCATTTTTCTGTTGTTAATGGTTGAAATTCTGTGTGGCTTATTTGAAATGATTGCTGCAAAGATGTTTTTGCAAAGTTCTTCAGCTTTTACATTGTCTGGGTTAAGCACCTTAATTTGAATAGTGTTTGAACTGCCAACCGGTGCATGATAGCCACCATATAACCAAAGGCAAACAAGTTCATTTGAATTGTCAACCAAATTCAATTTGCATTGTTTTGCAACAACAATTTTTTTGTCAATCAAATGCTGTCTTATATCTCTTAAAATATCGGTCATAACTTTTTCAACTCCATTTCAACAAGTTTTGGAATTCTGCTTTGCACCTTTTGCAAACCTTTTTCAAGAAATTTGCTGTGGTTTTTGTTTTGTTCATGCTGTTTGTGTGCATAAGGGGTATTTGCAGAAACATAAATTGACAATTCTTGCCCTTGTGTTTCATCTATCACAAGCGGCTTATTTGTGTTTTGTGAACCGCTTTGTGCAATTTGGTGTATTTGTTCAGCATTGGGTGTGCCGCCTTCTGTAACACAAATTGACCTTTTCAAAGTTCCTGAAAGCACAGGTGCTTCTTGCATTGCTTCACCGGCAACAACTTCACCGCCTTTTTTTAAACCCTTCATTGCCAAACTTTCTGCTTTTTCAAATACATCTTTCATGAACCATTTCTGTTCTATATCAAAAGAAACGTGCATTTTGTTTTCTCCTAAAAATAAGCACAATAACCTTGCAGCATGTTATCAAAATCAAAAACAGGATTGGCTGAAATAACTGTGAAATCTCTGCCATCAACAACAATCAAATCACCAACTTTGATTTTTTGCATTGTCAAAATCTTGCCTTCTGAAGTTTGTTGCTGCCCAGTGGCTGATATTATAAGCCTGTGCTTATAAGTAATCATACAAGGCTGATTTTCTTTTGTTTCAACAACATCAGGTTTGCCATTTTCATCTGTGCCATCAATAATTTTCAGTGTGAATGTTCTGTTCATCATGTGTTTAAACATTTAAACCACCCTTGCTGTTTTAATAAGGAATTTGTCAACAAATGCCATTGTTTCTGTTGTGAATTCTGAAGCAGTGCCGGTGTAAGAAACATTGCCAGCACCTTCAAGGTTGATGCTTGAAATTCCCAGTTTTTGGTTCTTTATATGTACAGAATTGTGATTTTCAATAATTGCACAAGCTTCTTCTGCACAAGCCATTTGCATTTCTTCTGAATTTTCAATATATATGAAGCTTTTACCATTCACAGTGATTGAATTCATTTCAGAAGAATAAGTGCTTTTTGAAAGAAAATTTGGTTGAAAATATCGTGGAAACAATAAGGGCTGGTTAATATCAACCGGAAAGCCCTGAAGTTTCAAGGTGTTCAATTTTCTTGTTGCTTGAATAAGTGCTTTTTCTTTGTTAGCACCTTCTGTGTTATCCCAAACATCTGAACCAAATTTTTCTGCAAAATACTGTTCTGCTTCAGCTAATGTGCAATAAACAGGCACTTCTTTTTCATTTATCTTAATTGTTTTCATTTCTTATTTTTCCTTAATTTAAAAACAAGGGCTGCTTGTAACAGCCCCTGTTTTCTCTCAAAATTATGCAACCAAGTGTTTGAATTGAACAATTCTGATATTTTTAGGTTCATAAGCCCTTTGCCAGTTTGTTCCAGTTGCAAATTCTTCATTGCTAGGTGAAACTTTTGCCGGTTGACCTACAAACTTAATACCACGAGGGTGAATAAGGTTCTTTCTTCTTGAAATTATGATGTCATTACCGGCAAGGCTTTCCCTGTCTGTTTCAAGTGCCGGGTAATCAGGTGTTGCTTCACCCAATGCCACAGCACCAGCACCAAATAAATAAGTGGTGTAAATGGTTTTGCCTTCAGCTGCAACTTTTGGCAATTCATCATTTACAATAACCCTCTTATCACCATAATATGCAAGAGGTTTGCCACCTTCAGATGGCTTAATATAATCAATTAAGTCATCTTTTCGCAATTTGCGTTCACAATCGCTGTGCATCATAATTGCTGCAAGGTTGCTGCCCTTATCACCAAGCTTGCCTTCTGCATCAATTAAAGTGTCAGCATTGATGGTTCTTTCAGCAGCAGCAGAATTTGCAGAAATATCAAGCACCAAATCTTTCATTGTTTCAGCAGAAAAAGCACCTTGCAAAGAAGCAAGCAGCATTCTTTGATACTGTCCAGCCCAATAAATGCCTAACCTTGAAGCAATTACTGCCATTGGATCTGCATTCGGATCGTTTGCTTGTACCTTTGCAAGTTCTTTCACAAGGTCATTGACCTTGAAAGCTTTGCCCCTGTGGTTAATTGCAGCAGCATCAAGCCCTGAACCAATATCAGAAGTTGAAAGTTTTGTTGTTCCATCAGTCGGTAAGACTTCAGAATCACCTTCCAAATCTTTCCAAAACGGCATTTTTACTGTTGTGCCTGTTGAATTTGCAAGGTTGTCAAATTCTGCATCTCGAACCATAACACCGCAATCAACAAGGTTTGAATTGTAAGTTGTTTGTTCTAAACCATAAGAAACAACTTTTTCAATATCAATCGGTAAACCGCTAATTGTAACAATAGTTCCCATTGTTTATTCTCCTTATCTTTAATTTTGTAATACTCTTTTTGTCCTGAAATGTTGAATGTTCTACTTCAAACCAGCTTCTGCTTTGAACTTTTCAGCCAATGTGGGGTTGTTTTGTTCAAGCTGCATTTGCTTTGTAAGGTTTAAAGTTTCTTTTTTGTATGGGTTTGGCATAGAAGAATTGTTGAAATTTCCCGGATTGCTACCACCACCAAGATTGAAATTCACTTTCAATTCAGGGTATTCTTCAGCAATTTTTTTCACAGCTTCATCAAGGTTTTCAGCATCTAACTGAACCAAGTTCATTGCCTTATCTTTCAAGCCAGCCTTTTTCAAAAGTTCAGAAACTTCAGCTTTTTTTCTTAATGTTGAAGCTTCTTTTTGTGAAGCTTCAAATTTTGCAGTCAAATCTTTGTTTGCGTTCACAATCTCTGTGATTTTTGCATTAAGAACATCTATTTCTTTTACTTCTTCAGGTTTGAAGCCTAATGCTTCAGCAAGAACTTCTTTCAATTTCTTTGTGTCTTTCAAGTCAATTCTTTTTGCAGCATTTTCTTCATTTAACTTTTTGATGTGATTTTTGAATTCTTCTGCTGTGTCTGCTTTCGCTTTTGCAACAGCTTCATCAATCATTGTTTGAACTTGTTCTTTTGTGAAGTTTTCTTTGTTTTGAGGATCTCCCCCATTTCCATTTTCCGGCATCTCGCTTTCTCCTTTTCTTTTGTATTACTAAACAGCTGCATTTGCAGCATAAAACTTTGCAACAAAAAGAAGCCCCGGAAGGCTTCTTTGCAAAAAACAATTATCTTTTAAAAACTAATAAAGCAGCACCCCATCAATAACACAAGGCAAAGCTGTCAAATCCGCTTTTGTGTCCGGGTAGGCTTCTGAATAAAAAGTTGCATCATTGCAAGGCAATTCAACAGCAAGCCTGTTCTTATCGGATTGGCTCAATTTTTCATATTCGGCATTTGACAAATTCAAATGTTTTATATCTTTAGGCAATATCATAGTTTTTTCAATTCCTTCACATACAGTGTAAACGATTCTTCAAGGCTTTTCAATAAGCCCGGCACATTTTCTTTCAAGAAACTTAATGCTTCAGTGCAATTGTTCATTCTCAATCTCACATATTGTGCAAATATTTCTTTTTCTTTCATTCCGTCAATTCTGTAATATTTAGCACCATGCCCGGCAATGCTGAAATCTTTTCCAAACATATTGCCGTTTGTCAGTGCATCAAATATGTCAGAAACAGCATTCCAGCCTTCTTCTTTTATATGCTTGTAGGCTTCAACACCATACTTGCTTGCTGCTGTTCTTTTCAACTCTCTGAATTTATTTGCAACAGCTTCAGGAAATTTATTTATTCTTTTTATTCTGTATTGTTCAACAGCTGCTTCAAGTGTTTTGCTAAAATTGCCGTAACCTTTTGTTGAAGCTTTTATGATTCCATAGTCCAATGAATGCCCAAATTCGTGCAAGAATGTAATTTCATCATTTGCAGAAATCGCACTTCTGATTCTGTCAAAATAACCTTTGCCCTTGTCGTTTATAATTTTTACAGCCGGCAACTTGTTCACATTTGCAAGAACTTCAGCCATTTCATCATCTATTGTTGCAAGTTTGAAAGCTTTTTCAAGAAGTTCATCATTTCCTGTATAAGTGGCAAGAACATCTTTCATATTCCACTTTTCATTCTTTTCTTCTTGTTTCTGTCTTTTTGCAGTAGGCGGTTTTTCAATTTCTTGCAGCACAGTGCCTTTTTTCTTGCCAGCTTCAATTGCTTCATATTCGTCAAGAACTTCAAGAGTTACACCAAAATGATGAATGCAATTAGGGTGAAACAAACCTTGTGCTTTTGCTTCATCAAGTGTTGTGTAACCTTTTGTTTTTCCTGTCAGGCTTAGAATTGCACCTTCAAACGGTAAGCAAGGGCTGTTTGGAAATGAAGAATGACCATTCACTTGCACCAAGTCGCCCATATCATCAAAAGTTTCAAGAATTGTTGTTTCTGCCCCTTTTCTGTATGCTTCAGCTGATGTTGTTCTTGCCACCAGTTCAGCATAATCACCCATGTTGACCATAGCATGCAGTGTGCCATCTTTTTTGTAATAAGGCACTTTGAAAATATCTTCCTTCATAAAAGATTCTTGAAAATCTCTTATTGCTTTTTGCCAAGTTATGTTGCCGGTAACTACACCTTGAACAGAAGCCAAGCCAGTGCTTCTTAAATCTTCACTGTCAGGAAAGAATTTCAACAATTTTTTCAGAATTGCCTGTGTGTCGTTGAAATTTGTTCTTTCAAAATATTCAATGCAATCACGACCTATGACATCAACAACCCTTTTCAATGGTTTGTATGTGTTAATTGCAAGGGTTTTCACTGCTTGCTTGTGAATTCCGGCAAACTGTGTATATGTTGAAGCTTTGACTGGTGTGAATTGAATGTGAAGTTGCCTGAAGGCATTTTCTTGTTCTTTTATACCCTTTTTGTATGTTCTTGAAGTAGTATCTTTTGAAAAAAATTGGAATTTTTTATTCAGCTTTATAAGTTCATTTTCAACATTTTCTTGCAATTTCTTCAGGTGTGCTGTGTCATTGCCGGCAACAGCTGCTTCAAGAAGTTGCTTTTTTATTTTTGTTAAACTGTCATTGTAGTAACGCATCAACAACAATTCATTTTCACTTATAGCATCACCAAATTTTTCCATTGATTATTCTTCTTTTTTGTTTTTGTTCTTATTTCCGGGTTCTTCTGTTTCTTCATCTTCTTCACCGTCATCAGGGTACAAATCAGAAACATCAAGCACAGTTTTTGCTTTTTCATCTTGCTGAATTGCAGCAAGTTCTGTTTTCAGTGCTTCGCCTTCAAGTCGTTGAACATAGGCAACAGCCGTTTTCTTGCTCATTGTTACACCAGCACCGGCTTTTTGTGCGTTTTCAATTCTTTCCCCCATGTCATCAACAAGACCATCTTGCCAGCTGATTGAGAAGTCAGAAATTGTTTTGTTTTCGAGTTGTGCAGCAACAGCAAAAACCCTTCTTAAACTTTCGTCAAAATCTTCTGCCAGCCTTCCTGTTTTAGATAACATTCTTTGCATCAGCCTTTTCATTGCAATGCCTGAAGTATCGCCATCAGCAGACTGGTTTGGATCAAACAAAACAGGTGAAGTTTCTGAAAGCATATAAAAGAAGAACATCAGCTGCAAAATATATTCTTTGATTGCTTCATGTTGAACTGTCCAAGTTACAACACCCGGCGGCTGTTCAGCATTCGCACCGGGCATTAAAGGAATATAAGAATTCTTTTGAATTTGTCCGTTTTCATCAACTGCCCTACTCGGACCATATTTCAAATTGCCTTGTTCTTCCAAATCTTTGCCATACTTTGTTAAGTGCAATTCAATTTGTGAAATAAGTGGGTTGATGTCAGTGTAATCATCTTCACCAAATGCGGTTTCACTATCAGAAGAATTGCCCACAGGAATGACAAGAAAATCATCAGCATTTGTTTCTTCTTCCGGCTTCAAATTTTTGTATCTTTCAAGGGCTGTAAGTTCAATTTCTTGCTTAATTTTGGTTGTATTCTTATCAATTATGAACAGGCGGTGCTGAATTTTGCCAATTGAATGAATTTCAGCTTTCAAATATTGAACATTTTTTTCTACAAAAGAATAAGCAATGACATGGTATTGAATTTCATTGATATTGTCAGGATTGACAACAGGAAACCACAAACGAGGTGAAACAGCTTCAATGACTGCTTTGCCGTCAATAACTCTGATTTTATATAATCCATTGCCATATCTTGAAACATCAATTGCAACTTTTCTTGAAGTTTTCCACAATTTGCTAACTTTAATAAGGTTATTCAAATATTCTTGTGTTTTGTCATCAGCTTTTTCAATTGTAGGATTTTCAGAAAAAAGCAAATCTGCCCAAGCTTTTGAAACAGCCCTGTAAAGATTGACAAAAACCCTTTTCACAGTTTCATTCACTTCTTGTTCAGGATATACAACTTTTAACAGCACATCAAGAACTTGCAAGTGGTCATTGCAATACAAGCATTTGTTCAAATCGTATAAGGCAATTCTTGTTTTTTCTGAATCCGGCACCCAATTGCTGCCTTGTTCTAAAAATGATAAGTCATTAAGCATTTGTTAATTGTTCCTTTTGTCTTTGAATTTCTTCTGTTATGTCAGTAATGAATTCTTTTCTTAGCCTTTCCCTTCTAATTCCTGAATACTCATTGAATTTTTCTTCAAGTTTGGTTAAGAATTCAACATAAAAAGCATTACTGCCTGAAGTTTTTGCAGCTGCTTCAAGCTGCTTTGTTTTTTCTTCAGCAACTTTTTCAACTGCTGCAAGTTTTTCTTCAAGTTCTTGAATTTGTTTGCCGGCAATTGCAGCTTCTTCATTTGTCTTTTTGATAACATCATCCAGCTGCTGTTTAATTTCAGTGTTTTCTTCCCTTAATCGGTTTACTTCATCAGCTGCTGCTTGAAGTGCTTGTTCTTGTGTGATTTCTTCAGCATTTTCAGGTACTTCAACCGCATCAAGTTTTTGTTCTTCAGGGGGTGTGGTTTCAGTGTTTGCATTTTCAGCAGCATTTTGTGCTGTTTCAGCTGTTTCTGTTGCCGGTTTTACTTTTTCAGTGTTTTCTTCTTTGACTGTTTCAACAGTTTTTGCTTTTCTTTCCATTTCTTTTTCTCCTTTATATTGGTTATAAGCTTTATTTGCCAAAAGTAAGCCCCAAAACTTCTTTTTTATATGTGTGTATGGGATAACGCAGCACACCATCACAAGCATGGTCATTGCCAATGAATGTTGTTTCACTGCCATAACCCGGTTCATCTTCTTGTGGGTATCTCAAAGTAAGAAGTTCATTTTGCGTATTTATGCAATGCTCACCAATTGCAATTTGGTTATTTCTGAAAGAAGTTCTTACAGTATTGCAACCAGCTGCAATTTCTTTTTCTGAAGCATAAGCATTCAGGTTTGCAAGAATCAATTCTTGTATTCTGTCAGGTTCTGCTGAATCGCAAAAAATAAACTTTAACTTATTGCCAATGAATTTTTCTTGTTCTTTGAACCAAGCAACAACATCAGCTGTTAATTTGCCCTTTTTGTAAAATTCATTACAAAGGTGAAATTCATTGTTTCTTGTTACACCCCACACACCGGCTGCCATTTCTGCTGAATAACCCCAGTCAACACCGCCAATGAATTCTTTGTAATAACCTTCAAGAATATTCTTTTGCAGCTGTTCTTTGCTTATAAGGTGAATATCCTTGTTAAATTCAGGATAAACAAGCCCTTCTGCAATTACCCACAAACCTTGAATCATTCGTTGGAAATAAACACCTGAATAAGAAGCTGTTACATTCTCGATATATTCAGCAGACAAATTCAAATTGTCAGAAAGTTCAAAAAATAAATATTCAAAAATCTTTTGTTTTTCTTTGTTGTCAATCCAATCTTTATATAAAAAATGGTTGATGTCAGCTGGGTTTGTTGTTGCAAAAATCTTGCTGCCTTGAATTGATAATCGGTTAATTGCAAGATTCACAAATGCTTTTGTGTGCAGTGTCAATTCATCTGCAAGCCACAGGGCAAATGTATCACCCCAAATTGCACCTTCATTGCCTTTTTTATTCGCACCGGCAATTCTTATATAAGCATCTCTTTTTGTGCCTAATACTGAACTGCTAATGATCAGCCGCCCATCACTAGAATTGTAATCACAATATTTTTTGCCGCCGTATAAGTCCATTAAATCAAGCAAGACATTGTTGTAAATGGTTTCTTTTGATTTCCCTGAAATCAAAATTTTGCCGGCATCTGCTCTTTGTGGTATGAAGTCAGCAGCTGCTTTTGCAATTTGTGTTACAGTCTTGCCTGAACGCACAGAACCTGAAAGCAATGTAAAAAATTTCAAATCGTTGTATGGTCTTAATAACAATTGAAGATGTTTCTTTGACCACTTTGAAGTTGTCCAATCAATCATTGTTCAACTCCTTCATTGAATTTTTAATGCTTTCAAACATCTGTTTGATAGGCAAATCATCAGGCTTTGCAGCTTCTTTTTCTGCTGCAAATGGCACGTTGCTAATTGCTTCTTTTTCTTCTTTGGTTGCAATCATTTTGTATAAAGCAATTTGAAGTGCCGGTGATTTACTTTTATACCACTTTGCACGCAAACCTTGCTTTGTTATAACTCTTTGCTTGTTAATTTCTTCTTTTAATATGTCTAATTTGTCTAAGCCGTAATTGTAAAAAGTTGCCCTTGAAATAGGCAAAAAAGCAATCAAATCTGTAATGAATAAAATGTTTGCTTCTTTTATTATTTGCAAACATTGTTCAACCAGTGCATCATATTCTGCTTTGTCAATCGGCAGTTTTTTTTCATTCTTCTTTTCAGTCATTTCAACATCTCGTTTTCTGCATCTCGCATTGACTTCAAAAAATCAGAATATGTGCAGTTTTGTCAATCGTTTACATATTCCAAATAATCGCCAATATGTTCTTTCAAATAATCATCAAATTTTCTATTCAGAATAAAATCTTTCAAACAACCAGCAATATATTCAAAATCTTCAGTGTCGGGCATCTCAAAATATGCAATATTTGGTTGAAATTTTCCGTTTTCTTTCTTTTCCACCCACAGCATAACAGCTGAATCAATGTTCTTTGCTTCTTGAAAATTGGCTGTGATTACTTTCTGTAACCATTCAAGTGCTTTTTCGTGTCTGCTTTTGAAATCAGCAATTTTGTCATCTTTCACAACTTTAAGCATTTTTTAAAATCCTACATTCTGAATGGAAAATATCCGGCACCCACTTGCCATTCTCCCACTTATTTCGCCAGCTGTCTTTTTCCGGCAATGCGGCATTATATCTTGCCCTTTGTTTATTGGGTGCAATTGCATAACCATAAACTGAAGGCATTGTTGTTGCTGAAGCAACCAGCGGCATTGGGCAAATTTGCGGTTGAAGCTGCATTCTTTTTTGATTTTCAATAAGAAACAAGTCAGCTGCATCTGCTCTGAATTCTTCTACTTCAACAATGCTTTTTCTGCCGTTTTTCCTTCCAAATCTTTTCACTTGCACAATTTGACAGCCACATTTTTTGCAAATGCAGCTTTCAACAACTTCTGAAAAGATTCTTTGATTATTCACAAATCTTTTAATAATGGGTTTTACAGTGTATGTTTCTATACACCAATAAGTTTCAATATCCGATTTTTTATAAGCAATATTGCAACATTTAAACAACTTAAAACCCCTCTATAATGTAAAAAGGGCATAGAAATGCCCTTTTTTGAACAAGTCAACATTTCAGGTGAAAAGCTTCTGTTCATCTATTATTATAAACGATTTTTGACTAGCCAGCCGGATAGTATTTCAAAAAACAACAAAAAAGGCTTGACAAGCAAGCCCTTTTTTCACTCATTACTTTTTACATATACTTTGAAAGTTCAATTTTTGTTACTTCTTTTATTAGCAAAGCTCTTCTGTTTTGCGGCTCTTTTTTTGATATTTTATAAGCTTTGTATATAGCATTAAGGTGATATTTCACATTTGCAATTGTATAATGCAATGAATCTGCAATTTGCCGGTTGGTTTTGCCTTCCACCACCATTGCCAAAATTGTTTGTTGTGTTTCATTAAGTGTTGCCACCTTCCCCCCTCTCTGCTTTCAATAAGCAAATTGCAAAGCCAAGAATTGCCCCAGTCATCATGTAAGCTTTAGCATCACATTGCTGGTTGTTTTCTTGAACTCCCTTTACAAATTCATCAATGGCTGATTGAAGCAAAAGAACGCTGCCCGGTGAATTTGTCAATTCTTTTGCAGCAATTGCTTCTGCTTTTTTTAGATCTTCAAGTTGTTTTTCTCTCAACTTTGAGAAGTCAGGGTTTGTAATTGTTCTTTGTTTTTTGTCATTCATCATGTTTTCTCCTCTAATAGTAATTATGTTTAACTGGTTCATAAGGTTTTGTGTCAAATAAAGATTGCTGCACTTCAGGTGGTGCTTTGCCTTGAAGAATTTTATTGAAACAAGCTGCTGCAATCTGCATCAATTTGATTTCTTCATCAGCTTTTGCTTGTGTCATTTTTCCGGCTGCAATCCATTTTGGATATACTTTCACACGCAGTGCAGCTTCTCTTGCACAACAGTCTTTTAATTTTTTTATTGTTTCAAAGTCCATTGCCGCCCCCTAACATTGATATTCAAATCTTAAATATACAAAAGGCAAGATTCTGAAATAAAGTGTTCCGGCAAAATCATCACCTGTATAACCCCCATTTCTCCACTGATTGCACCAAGCCTTCAGAAAAAATGGTTTCAACCAAAATGGCAAGTATTCTGTTACTTCAGAACGGCATTTTTCACCAATTGGTTTGAATGCAATTCCTGAAAAAATAACACTCATTTCTTCTGCAAGTGCTTCAAGTAATAACTTAATAAGCCACCTTATAAGAAAATATTGTGGTTTGTTTTCTTCAGGTTTTGGTGCTTCACCATGCCAAAATTCCATATCTTCAGTGAATTGTTCTTGTGAAACAAAGTTTGAATGTTCAATGCAAGAATCGCAATCAAGTGAAAACATTGGTTCTTCAAAATATATGCAATCTTTGCACTTTTCTGTCTTAATTTCCACTTTTACCCCCTTTCTTTTTCCATTCCACAATGTTCAGTTGTTTGCCTAAATGTATTGCATAGACTGGTTTGTCAATATGCAAATCGGTGTTGATTCCTGAATGCAAGATTTCAATTTTTTTAATTTTGAAAAGCATTTGTTCTTTGCGTTTATAGCCATTTGAAAGCAGCACTTTGTCAACAATTTGTTCAGAATAGATTGCTTTGTGTCCGGGTAATTTCGCAAACATTCTTTCACCCCAGTATTTCTTCACTTCTCTGTATTCAATAGTTTTTTCACCATTTTTGATTTTCTCGAACCATTCAGACTTTAAAACAAGGTCAAGAACTCCATTTTCTTTGCTCATCTTTGCCACCTTCCATTTTTTATTGTGTTTCTTAATTCTTTGCAGAAGGTTGTTTTGCCTTCCAAAATTTCTTTCAAGTTCTTCAAAAACTGCCGGCTGCTGTTTGTTTGATAGTTTGCATGTACCAAATAGCAAACAGAAGTGCCATTCAGCTGCAAATTGTAAAGCTTCAAAAAATTATCAGCTGCACCAAAATCAGGAAATATTTTCTGTACAACTTTGGCACATTCGCAGTTTTCGCATTTGAAGCCCGGTTCTTCCAAGTGTTCACAAATGTCAGTGCCTTCTTCAATTCCAAAATCACGCAGATTTTTGAAAGAACAGCCTGAAAGTTCAAGTGGTTCAATACCACAAAGAACACAAATTTCTTCACTAATTCGCTGTGTCATTTTTGCCCCCTGTGATTTTCTTCAAATCTTGTATGTCGCAGAATTCACAATGTTCACTTGTTTTTTCACAATTACTGCACTGTCCTTGAATATATTCTTCAATTTTGTGCTGCATTTCACAGTTTTCTGTGGTCAATCTGATTGATTTTTTTGCAAGTTCGGCAATATTTGCATAAGTTAAATTTCTGAAATAGTCATCTGCAAATGGGTTTGGCTTGCCTTCCCGATAATCATTCAAAGCACTGCCAATTCTCTTCAATTCTGCATTTGTTTCATCATCTAACTTGAAAATTCTTGCTTTTTCCTTTTTCAAAAAAAGAAAAAGTGAAAGCACAAAACTGCAAGCATCTTCAACAATTTGCGGATCACACGCATTTTGCATTGAAGCAATTTTTGCATCTTTTGCAATCAGCAAGTTGTTTTTGTGAATCAATTCTTGCTGCAATTCTTTGTTTTGTTGCACAACTGCATTATATTGATTTACAGCGGTTTGAAGTTTTTCTTCTGTAAGTTGATTTAATGATAAATTCCCAGCCGCAGCAGTATTTGAAGCATTTACTTTCATATAAGCGGTGCAAAGTTCTTTTTCTTTTGAACAAAGTTTTTCTTGAAGTTCAATTTTATCTGCCGTCAAATCAATAATGGCTTCATCTTTTTGGCTTAACAACTCATTCAGATTTTTATTCATATTCTGTAAAACAACATTTTTTTTATTCAAACTTTTTACAAGTTCAGCTGTCGTTTTACACTGCTTTATTTCGTAGCCCTTTATTCCATTGTCAATATAAACCGCACCACAGCTTTCGCATTGAAAATTACTCATTAAATCACCCCCTGAAGCGGTTCTTCAAATGTCATGTTGCCATTCCTTATGACAACCAAATCAAAACCAAGCTTGCCTTCATATTCTTTAAGCCCAATTTCTTCTTCTTCATCTGTTTCTTCGTTGTATCTGCTGAAGTATTTTTCAACACCATCATCAATGGAATTGTTCTTAAATATGAAATAAGGACATTTTTCTGTGTTAATTTCCTTAATTTCTTTTGCCACTTCTTTGAATCGTTCCAAATCGCCATTGCATTGTTTCTGAAGCACTAGAATTGCATCAGAAACAATTTCTTTGTCTTGTGAAGAAAACATTTGCTGGTTCACAAGTTCCCAACCGATTCTGTCAACAAGACTTTTTGAATTATTGATTGCTGAATTTATTGCAAGCCATTTTTTATTGTCTGAATCAAACATAAAAAATGTTAGTGGGTTGATTGGTTCATCAACACTGCTGTCATATCCAAAGTCTTTGTTTTGTTTTTTTGCTTCTTCTTTCTGTTCTTCAGAAGCATATTTGTTTACCAAGTATCTGAATATTGGAATTGGCAACAACCAGCTGTTTTGAAATTCTTCCACATATTCTGCTTTTAGTTCTTTGTTAAGAACAAATAATTTGCTGTAAGACATTTTCATTTCTCCTTTTTAAATTTATAAATTTTACATTTATGTTTTGGTTTTTCATCATATTCTTTTGCCGGTTTTGGCATTTGATATTCTTTGAAACCCTTTATGCAATTAGGTGGAATTTCTGAAAGAAAATAAAGTTCTTCAGGGTGTTTTAAACATACATATTTGCCTTCACTCATTTGCCATGCGTTTTGTTGAAAATATCGGCAATTTTGGTGTCTTTCAAAAGAATAATCAAACATTTGCTGCACTTCCTAAAATGGAATTTCTTCTTCCGGGATCAATGAATAATCTTCTGTTTTTTCAAAAGATTGCACCCCTGAAACTATTTTCAACACAAGAATTTTTTCACCGTTTGAAATTCTTGAAACAGCTTTTGCATCTGCTAGTGCTGCTGCATAGTTTTCATATACTTTGCGTGGTTTGTCTTTGTGTGGATTGAACACATAGAATTTGCCTTCATAATCTGTTGCAGCTGCAAGTTGTGTTCTTAGCTTTTGAATTTCAGAATATTGCTGGTCAATAGTGCATTCAAGGCTTCTTTCAACCTGTCTTATTTCATCAAGATGTGCTTGTTTCAAAATTGCAATTTCTTCTTTTTTTGCAGCAAGTTCTTCATTGATTTTTGCAAAATCTTGTTCCCTTAGTAATAACTTAGTTAAATTTTGAATTCTTTCTTCTTGAATATCTTTTAAATATTCAAGGTGTGCTATTCCTGTAATTAACTTAAACAATGTTTTGATTCCCATTTTTTGTTTCTCCTTTTATTCAATTTCTTCTGCTACAAGAACCCCAGCTTTCAGGGCTTCAAGTTCTTGTTTGTCTTTGTTGTGTTTTTCTTTTGCAGTTATAAGTTCATTTGCCATTCTCTGTGCAACTTGATGAAAAACCCTTTCTTCAGGGGCTTTTGTGTGCATACTTTTTGCACCTTTAATTGTTACAATATGAGTATTGCCGGTAAGTCTTTCAGTGTCGTATGCAAGAAGCCCATATTTTGGGTTTTTATCTTTCATATAATCCAATGCCCATGCAGCAAGTTCTGCCGGCACACAAAAATAAAACTTGTTTGGTATTATGAAGCTGTGCCAAGCATCTTCAGGCTTCAAATAGAAGTGGTGTTTTCTTTCTTTCCAATAGTTGAAACTTTTTTCGCTTGTATGCTGAAATTCCCTTCTGAAATCACTTTTTGAAATTTTCACTTCAACTTCAACAAGGCAATTGTTTCTTAACGCACTTATATCTGAATTGTTGACACATTCTGTGCATACCATTGTGAACTGCCGTTCAAACCTAAAATATTTCATCAATTCAAGTTTTATAATGTCGGAAAGCTTCATTGATTCACCTTCAAAGCTTCCCTTGCAATTTCTTGCAATTTTTCTGTCATTCTGTGCCAGTTTCTGAATTCTGCCGGCTTTGCAGCTTCAATTTGTTTCAATGCTTTTTCAAGCTGTGTATATGTCGGCTTTTTTTCAAATAAGCATGCATTGCCTATTTCAAACAATTCTGCTGTTTTTCCAAGTTCTTTGAAATCTTTTGGGTTATAATTCACAGGGCTTTCAAGACAACCCCCTGAAGCATAGATTCTGCCATTTGTTTCAGGCACAAATCTGTCATCAAAAAAATACCAATCAAGCATCAGTGTTTCTTCAATCTGCCCGGCATCATTTTTGCTTCTGTACACCGCAGCTTCAATGATTACTTCATAAGGTTCTTTGCTTCCTTTTCGTACATATAACTTGCCATCTTCAAATTTTTTTACCATTGTTTTTTCTCCTTTACTCAATAGCCCCAAAAATATTCATTTGCCCATTATGTTCAATATTTGGGTGTGTTTCTATTCCTATATATTCAAGCACTTCACGCATTCCAAGTTGATTCAAACAATATTCATATTGTTTTGGGTGCGTTGTTGCCATTTTCTGAAATCTATTAGGGTATTTTTCCAAGTGGCAGCCATAGCCGCAAAACATGCAGCCGGTTCTTTGGCAACCAGTTGAATAATATTTTCCAGTGTTATCTTGCTTAATTTCTCCATATACTGAACAAAACGGAATATTAAATTCTTTTAAATATTGTAAAATGTCTTGTTCTGTCCAAAAAGCAATGGGGGTTGATGTAGGTATTTTATTATTGAAACCGTTACAGCCTGTTTTCAAATATTGCTGTTCTCGCAATCTGCTTTCACAAGCCATTGTGCCAACAAAAGGAACTTTGCCAGTCTGTTTATAAAAATTATGAACAGGCTTCTTTTTCATTACATTGCAGCATTTGTTTGAAATTTTAAATGGTGCATCAAGCAGAAATTGCCATTTTTCGCAGCAAAATATTGATTTTTTGCCGCTTTTATCCTTTGCAGTTCCCAATAATTTTTGCAATCTATAAGAATATTTGCCATCATTTCTTTGCAAGCAGATTCTTGCTTGTTCAATAATTTCGGAAATTTCTTTTGAAATGATTGGATAACCGTATTTCTTTATTACTTCATCAAATCTGTGTTGTGGTCTTAATATTGTTATATTTTCAAAAGATTTTACAAATTGTCTTATTTCAGGATATTCAAGCCCGGTATCAACAAACACCGCTTCAGTTTCAGGTTCAATTCTTCTAACCATATCAAGCAACACAGTGCTATCTTTTCCGCCTGAAAAAGAAACATAACACCCATTTTTGCCAAAAACATTGATCCATTCTTGAATTCGCCTATTCGTGAATTTTATCTTCATATCAAGTGGCATTGCCTGGCGTAATTTTAAAATATATCTGTCCACTTTCTTAACTCTCCAAATATTTCCTTAAAACTCTGATTGCCGCATCACAGCCATAAGCAATGCCCACACAATAATCAGCATTGTCAAGCTTATGAATCCATTCTTCTTGTTCCGGCTTTAGTTTGCCGCCTTCAGTTCTTTTCATTTCTATGCAAAGAACTTCATGTGTTCTGCTTTTGTTTTTTGCGAAAATTACAATGTCAGGAAAGCCCTTCCTTAATCCCATAGCTTTTTGCCTTCTGATATATCCAAAGTGGTTGAAGTTCTTTGAACCGTCATCTGTTTTTTTGGGTATATACATGCCGTTTTGTGTGCTAAATGCAATAATATTGTGCAAATCGCAATATTTTATGAATTGAATTTGTTCTTCACTCTCTTTTGGTGTCGTGTTCTTTGCCATTTCCTATACTCCGATTTATGAGAAGAAGGGGCAATTTGCCCCTGTTCCCAGCTTATTTTTCAACAGCTTCTGCCATTTCTTCTGTTTTGCTTTGTGCTGTAACAGAAGCTAAGTTCAATTTTGTTTGCCTTGCAAACGTGTCAATTTTTTCATTTAATGAAGCAATTTCTTCTTCAAATTTTGCAATTTCATCTTCAAGGTCAGCAATGTCATTTTCTGCCTTGTCAGCTGCTCTTTGATGGTCTTTCAATAAATTTTGTATATTGATGATGCTTTCAAAATCTTTTGTGCGTTCTTTTATTCCTTTGACATTTTCATCATCAACATTGCTGTGCAATGCTTCTGAAACAAGACTTTTCAATTTCACAAAAGGTTCATAAGTCAATGTGCTTGCAAGCTGTGAATGATATTCAACTTTATCTTGCAGCTGAATAATTTGTGCATTGTTTTCATCAATATGCTTGTTTAGAAGTTTTACACGCAACAATGCAGCTTTTTCATCAGCTGTGTTTGCAATAACTTCAGGCACTGCTTTTGAAGCAGTTTCAACAATTACATTTTTGCCGGTTGTTGCTTCCGCACTCACTGCCCCTGTTTCAGATTCTTCAGTGGGCTTGTTGTCATCTTCTGCTGGTTCATTTCCTTCAGGGTTTGTTCCATCTGAATCTGTGCTGCCTTCATCAGTGTTTTCTTGTAATTCGACATTTGTAACATCAGAATCAGTGCTGCATATTTGTTCATTTTCTTCTTCCCTTTTTTCTTCAGAAGCTGCATCAAACATTGTTTCAATGTTTTCTTTCAGTTCGGCATTTGCTTCTTTCAATTCTTCATTTGCCTGTTCTACTGCTGCAATTTTTTCATCAATTTCAGAAGTTTTCGTTGCAGTGGCTTCTGCATATTCAGCTTCTGAAGCTGCATTGCATTCTGCAAGGTAAGCATCAATTGTGTGTGGGTTTTCAAATTCGTTGCCAATGAATTTGCCTTCTTCAACAAATCTTTTGCCAATTTCACTAAGGGCAAAAACATTTGCAGTGCCAACTTGATTGACTTTGATTCCTTCAGTTTCCTTTTTTACAATTTTGAAGAATTCGGGATCTTCAAAAGGTAAGACATACACATCACCCACATACATTGGGCAATTTCTTTTTTGGTCAAAATAACCGGCTGTTTTTGTTTCTGTTGTCATCTTCTTTTCTCCTTTTACTGTGCTGAAAATAAATTCATTTGCGACTGTTCAGCTTCAGTTCGCTTTTTAAATAAACCTTGTTCTATCCTTTCATTTGCAGTTGCACAGTATTTTTCACTTATTTCACAAGCTGCAAAATCAATGCCAAGTTCTTTTGCTGCAACACAAGTTGAACCACTGCCAGCAAATGGTTCAAGCACAACATCACCCGGTTGTGTAGATTGCATAATAAGTTGCTTCATCAATCCAATGGGTTTTTCAGTGGGGTGAAATTTATTCCCAATAATATTTGGAATATTAAAAACATTTGTTGCCCCCATATTATTGATGTTTTTAGCATAACCTTTTCGCATCATCAGAATAAATTCACATTGCTGCATATAGTATTTATTTGGGGTTGCATTATTTTTCACCCAAACAAGTAAATTCATAAACTTAAAGCCATATTGTTCAGCTTTTGTTTGCAATTCAGTCAAATTTCTGCTGTTCACCATAAAGTATGCATGTGAACCATCTTTCAAAACTCTGTAAACTTCAGGCAGCCATTCTTCAAATTTTATTTCACAGTGTTCAAACAACTTGCCTTCAGAAACAAATAGGGCATTGTCAGCATCAGCAGACTTTTTCAACCATTTTTGTTTTAATTTGTCATTTACAACACACCTGTTGAAAATCCCTTTTGGATCTGTTTTGCCAAATTTTTCAATACTTTCTTCTGAAATTCTTGCCCCACCAGTAACAATTTTGTATGGAACATCAGAAGCAACACAGTCAAAAAACTGGTCCGGGAAGTGCTTCAAAAATTCTCTGCAATCCATGCAATGGCATTTGTTTAATTCAAGCATCTTGCCCCCCTTAAAGAATTGCCAGTGAATTGCAGTTGGATACTGCAAGTATCTTTCAAGCGGTCAAGTGTTGCTTTCATATCAGGAATTGCTTTCAGCTTTGCAATCATTTCAGGGTTAGCTGTGAAAGCCATTGGAATTTTATAATTCAGTAAGTTGTCAACAATTCTGAAGGCAATTTCTTTTCTTTTGTCGGTGTAAGTTTCCCTTCCAATGTCATCCAGCACGACAAAATCAAATGAAGTAAGCCATTGAAGCAGTGGGGCAATTTCACCTGCATTTTCATAAGAATATTTGCTAAATCTGTCAATTAGGGCTGAAAATGTAGTGAACAAGCAAGCATAATTTTTTGCAATCAAATCATTGCACACAGCTGCAAGAAGTGTTGTTTTTCCAGTTCCAATATTGCCTATCATTGAAATACCTTTTGAAGTTTTCGGGTTGAATTCTTCTGCATATTTTTTGCAAACAGCAAAGTGTTCTGTTTCTTTTAAACAAGAAAATTTCTTTTCAAGAAAAAATGGGGTCATCATTGAATTGTCAAAAAGTTTTGCAAGTCTTTCTTTTTTTGCAGCTGCTATTCTTGCAGCTTCTTTTTTCTTTTCAATTTCTTCTTGACAATTGCAAGCAGCAACTTGTGTGTGAATTTTTATATTTGCAACCTGACTGTCAAACCAAACATATTCTTTTCCACAATGTTCACAAACACGCATTTTTTCTTCTGAAGGTTGAATTGCTTTTTCAATTAGTTTATTGTCCATCCGTCATTCTCCTTTATGTTTTCAGTTTCTTCTTCAATAAAGCTGTCAAAATCACCTGACAGCACACCTGACCAGTTGCCTTCTTCAAGCAGCCAGCGAAGTGTTGCCGGTTGTTTTTTGCCGTCAAAATTGAACCTGATTTTTGAAAATTTTGAAATCAGAACTGGAAGCAAAGAAACAAAATCAGGGTTGTCAGCACTTATTTCAACAAGTGCCATTCTTTGTGGGTTATTTAAGAAGCAACTTTTTTTGAAAACTTTGAAATATTCAGCACAGAATGCTGCTTGTGTTTTTCCCAAATATGGATCATCAAGTTTTCTTTTTTCTTCTTCTTGTGGTTCTTCATTATTACATATATATGTATTATTATTGTCTTTATATGTATTTACATTGTATTTAGGGGGCTGTGTATCACTTGCAGCAGATGTGTTTTCAGGCTGTGCTTGTTTGTTATCAGCAAACATTTCTGTTTGTGCTGCACAAACAACTTTGTTTGTTGTAGGCAAACTTGTTTGTTCAGGGCAAACACTTTCATTTTCAATTTGTTTGTTATCAGCAAACATTTCTGTTTGCTCTAAGCAAACATTTTTCACTGCTTCAAAATTTATCTTTTTTAATTTTGTCAATTTTTCTGCATCAAATAATTTGTGAAATGGAATTTTCCATTCATCAAAATTTTTATTCAATGCAAAAACACCGGCTTCAAAGTTGCAATGCAAAACACTGTTCTGCTGCAAATTTCTTAATTCTGCTTTTATATCACATCTGTAAATGTAAGCTATTTCAAAAAGTCTATGTGGTTTTATAATCGCCAGTTTTTTGTTAAAACCATAAGAACATCTTATGATTAAGAGTAATATTTTTAATTGAAGAATAGAAAATTCTCTTATGAACAGCTGCTCAAAAAGTGCATTTGCTATTTTAATATATCCATTCTCCAGTTGTACATTCGCCATGTGTCTATACCTCAATCAAGAATTCTGTGCTTATTGGTGCAGTAAGTTTTTTTGTGAACTTGCAATAATCACATTTGCCACACCTCACCGGTTCGACCTTACCGGCTTTTAATTGCACAATTCTTTTCACATTACCTTCAACACCAACAAGTGCTTTGTCAAAATCGTTCTGTCTGAAGCCAATTACATCAATGTCAACAACTTTTTGTTTGTCAGCTGCTGCAATTAGAAAAGGAACATTTGAACCGCCAAAGGTTGCTTGTTCTAAAAGCTGATAGATTGCACCTTGAAGGTCATACCCCCAATATTCAATGAAAGAAACATGCTGCCCTAAATCCTTGATCCAAAATCTTTCATGTAAATCTTTCACAACTTTCAAATCAACAATGCAAGGTGTTGCAGAATTTCTGTTGTGGTAACTGTCAAGCTTGCCTTTCCACTTTGCCCCAAACAATTCAGCTGTCAGAATTACTTGTTTTTCACCACTCATGCATTGCATGAAAAATTCATCTCTTTCAATTCGTTCAATGACTTCTTCAGCTTTTACATAATCCGCTTTTAATTCAGAATTTTTCTTGAAGAATTCCGGGTGTTTTGCCCTAAACCAATCAAGTGTGCCTTCAAAATGTGCATCAACATAAGAACCCACAAGCATTGCAGATGTGGGTGCTTCTACCCATTCACCCTTCAATTTTGCCATTGCCCTTGCTTCACAGCCGGGTTTTCCCAGCGAACCAATAAAATCTTTGTATTGGCTCACTGAAAGATATTCCCAATTCGCTTCTTGTGAATAGTAATTTGCTTCAGTCAGAAACATTGCTTATATTTCCCCTTGTTTAGCTAATGCTTGACATTGACGGCACAAAGGTCTGCCATAGTTCCTTCTTGAATAGGCATCTTCTGCCTCATTTATTTGTGAACCGCAGTTTGCACATTCAAGATAAACTTCAACCGGCACTTCAGAAACTTCAGAATTTGTTTTTTCGGTTTCTTTCGGTACATTTATCGCTTCAGGTTCTGAAAATTCATTCTGCGGCATCTGTGCGGTTTCAGATTGAATGTTTTGTGCAGTTAGTTGTGGCACATTTTGTTGTGTTGTCAAAAATGGGTTTCTTATTTCTTCAGCCTTTGTTGAAACTCCTGTTTTGTTGTTAAACTCAAAATCACTGCAAGTTGAATAAGCAATTTGTTGTGCAGAATTTTTGAAACTCTTTGCAACATTTTTCAAAACAAGCCTTAAAACTGTTTTTTTGTACATTTCGCCGGTTCTTTTTGTCCATGCCGGTGAATTTGGTGCTTTTGAAAAATCTGTTTTCAGCTTTTCCAGTTCTGCTTTTGTCATATCTTCACCGATAGAAGAACCATCAGTGAACACAACCTGTGCAAATGCACCGATTATTGGCTTATCACTCAATGGAATTGGTTTAAAAATGAATTTCACATTGCCATCTTCAACAATTTTTTGGTATTCATCACCTTCCCTGATAACTTCTTTTATGGTGTTAAATATCGGCTTGATGCTGTAAGTTTTGGCAATTTTATCTTCACCTTTATAATCGGTTTGGAAATTCAAATCATTTTTGCCTTCATCTTTGTTCCAATAAGGTATTGCATAGCATTCACCGCTTGCAAAATCCAAATCAAGCAATGCCCCCTTCATTAAGCAAGCAACCACATCTTCAGGCTTTATTTTCAACAAATCTTGCTTTTTGATGCCTTTAAGCATAGCCACACAGTTTTGCTGAAATTTTGCTGCCTGAAAACCGTCAGGCAATGCTGCTGCTTTCGCTGCAAGTGTTGTGCCAAGATTGTTTTCAACCGTTGTTAAAAAGTTTTCAATGTTGTTTGTTTGTTCTGCCATCTTCAATTTCTCCTTTGTTAAGTTCCGTTTGTTTAGCCCTTTATGATGGGCTGTGAATCACACAGAAACACAGCCCACGAAAAAGGCTACACAGAAACTTCTGTGCCTTTTTCTTCCCCTTTCTCCCCTGAAACAACTATTTTGCCCAATGTTTTGCTAAGTGCTTTTGCAACTTCAGGTGGTATGTCATTGATGTTTTGAACTTTACCTGTTGACATATCTATTGCTTTAATAGCAATATTTGGTGTGATATTTGGTTGATATTCTCTAAAAAATAAATTGAATTGTTCAATGCAAAATGTTTCATGTTTTTGAAGTTCGTTTGCAAACTGAAGTGCAGCTTTGTCAATTTTTACTGAACAGTCTTGCAAATATTTTTTGTTTGCGGCTTCATCTTCAGCTGTTTCTTCATAAACAAGTTTTGTTTTGTCGTAGTCAATAACTTCTGCAAATTCAATTACAAGCCTTTGTTGTACAAGTTTCTTACCTTCATGTTTGCCTTCTAAAACTTCTTTGAAATAAGTATGTTTTTCTTTTTGTGAAGCTTGAATTTTATTCAATAATGAATCAACATCTGCTTGAAAATCAGTGCTTCTTTTTTCTGCTTCTTTGTGTTCCTGTTCAATTTCCGCATTGATGATGTCATCTTTTGAAATTCCTTCTTGTTCGCAATACTCATGTAGTTCTTTACACATTTTTGTTTCTCCTTTTCTTTTTTGCTGTGTTATAGTTCAACAACAGTTAATTCACTGTCATCAGTTGTTCTTGTGGCAATAAACTGCAAGCCACTTGCTTTGCAGCGGTCAAACAAATGTTGCCTGTTTACAGGTGAAAGTTTTTCAACTCCATCAATCAAGACAATTTGCAAACCGGCTTTGTTTTTCAGTGCTATATCAACACAAAGGTCAAGTTTTTCACCTTCAGACAAATTGCTAATTGGCAAATCACCGTTTGGTTTTTTAATAAGAACCTGATCGCCATCAATAGACATTTCACCCAGCGGCATATTTGCTTCTGCAAGAATTGTTGCCGGCAATTCTCTTGCAAGTTCAATTTTTCGTGTGAACTCATCACTTTTTGCTTTTAGTTCATCAATTTCACCTTGCATTGAAAGCATTTTGTTATACTGTGGCAATTGCTGCTTCATTTTAAGAGCTTCAGCAGCTTCTTCTTGCAATGGTTGAAGGTTTGTTTTCTGCTGCTGCAAATAAGGTTCAAATGCTTTCAATTCTTCATTGAATTGGGCAACTGCTGTTTGATACTCAGCATCAAAAATTTTATATTTGTCTTGTGCTTTATCACCTATGTTGAACAAAGCTTCTTCAGCAGCTTTCAGTTGTTCTTTTAGTCTTGCAATTTCGGTTTCTTTTGCAGTTTTTTCATCTTGAAGCTGCTGTTTCATTGCCGCAATTTTCATTTCTTTTTCTGCCTGAAAGCCCCTTATTTTGTTGTCATAATTGGCTTTTAATGTTTCAGCCTTTTCAATTTGTTCATTGTGCTGTCTTGCTTTTTCAATTTGGGTGTGAATAGCTTGCAAGTCGTATGCTTCCCACCTTGCAGCATTGAAGTTTTCCGGCAAATCTTTCATAATATCTTCAATGAAAGCTTTTTTGTTTCTTATATCCCTGTTTATATTCTGCCTTTGTTGAAAATATTGTCCATCTTCAGAAGCAATTTGTTGCAGCACTTCAAGAATGTGTGCTTCATAATTTACACCGCCCGGAATTTCACCAAACCAGCCCCTGATTGTTTCCAAATCCCAGTGATATTCAATGAGGTCAAGAATAATTCTGTTTTGTTCTTTACTGTCCATATTGATAAATGAAACAGGGTTCAATTGAAGTTCAGAAAAAATTTCAGACAAGAATGCTTCAGGGCTTTGCACTTCTTTGCCGTCTTGTTTAATGCTTTTGTAATCCGTTTTGTTTGTGCGTGGTTTTCTTGTAATAGTCAAACCGGCATCTGTTTCAATGATGATTTCACCTTCTGTTGCACCGTTTTTCACAATGCAGCTTCTTGTGCTTCTATTTGTCAATGCAAATCTGATTGCATCAAGAACAGAAGTTTTGCCTGTACCATTGCCGCCAAGCAATTCAAGGCTTTTTTCATCAGCTTCAAATTCGCTGATTCCAAACAAATTTTTGATTTTAATTTTTGTAATTTTCACCTGTGTTTTCTCCTTATGCTTGTAATTCTCTTTTGATTTTTTTGTAATAGGCATCAATTTGCCCATTGGCTTTCAGTCTTTCCACATAATTGATTGCTTCACATAAAGGAAATAAGCCCACTGATCCTGTTGTCAGCTGATATTCTGCGTATTTTTGTGTTAAATATTTTTGAATTGCTTCTTCCTTTTCAATTTGTGTCAATGCAAAAGGCAATTTGATTTCAAGGCAACGTGGTTCATTAAGCCATTGCCAAAATTTTTGAAATATGTTCTTTTTTGCCGGTTTGCAAGTTATCAATCTTAATTTTGGTCTTGTCATTTTCTGTTCCTCTTTTCTTCATTTCGCAAAGTTGAAAAACAACTTTTGCCATATCAACAAGGCATTCATCAGTGGAAGGTACACCGGGTTCAGCCAAAAAAATAAAATTTGGCTTTTTGTTTTTCTTTCCTCTGTCAATCCTTGCCACTGGCATTTCTCCTGTTTTTTGCGTAACAAAATTAAGCCCTATAAAAAGGCTGTTTTTTCGTGTTATAATCTGAATGAAAAATAATTTTTTGGGCTGCTAAATTTTAGCAGTCTTTTTTTGTAATTCTCCTATAAGTTTAAATTTGTGAAGCCCTTTTCAACCATAAAGGTTTTTAAATCTTCTTCAGTTACTCTGTAACGGTTTCTTTTCATTGTTGCTTTAAGTTCACCGGTTCTGATGTATCGCCTTATTTGCTGTTCACCTATTGGCAAAACTTTTGCAATATCTTCAATGCCGTATTCCTTAACATTTGTCAATAAAGGTTGCAA